TCGAAACGGCGCGCACCGATCCGGCTTGCGCCGATCCCACATCACCGAACTGCATCGCCCGCGCGAAAGCGTCGGCGATTGCCGCCGGTCAACGAGTCATGGCCGGCGAAGGTGAGCTTGGTTTGCCGAAGAAGGTTCTCGCGTGGCTCGCCATCGCCGCGGTGCTAGTCGTGATCTTCGGTCATCTGAGATAGGGCGCACGGTCAACGCTGACAGCCGATCCGCGCCTTTGGCGGCCACCGTGATCCCCCGGTGGCCGTTTCTTTTGTTGCCTATTCGACGAGGAAGCGCCCGCCGCACAACGGCTTCCTGCCGTTTGGGGCAACCGCGTGGTGAAATAACTACCGGGTTGAAAGCCACCCGAGCTTTCGATAAACCGATCAAGCTGAAAGTCGGGCGCGGCGTGATGCCGTGCCGATGGCCGCATGGTCGGCGATCAACGACATTCGGAGTCCCCAAAACCACATCAACAACTGGCGCACCCGTGCGCAGTTGATTGCTCGACTCGATCAACGATGGAGCGCGCCGTCATGCGTCGCCGAAAGAAATCTCTGTTCCCGGTAGCGGTGTCGATCCCGACCGCTTGCGACGTGATGGAGCGCGGTATCAGTCCCGCGCAACTAAAAACCGCGATCATGGACGGGAAAATTCCGTACTTCCGCAGCCCGACCGGACGCAAGCGTTTGCTTGTCGAAGATTTGGTCCGGTTCGTCCGACAGAATTGGGCGCGCACAACGGTCACCGAATAAGGATGGAGAGTGTCATGCCGACGAAACTTGATCTTGAAATCGCGGAAGCCGGTCGCAACGAACTCTTGTTGCAAAGCATCGACCGCATGGTCCTTGCGGGCAAGATGCGAATTGAAGCCGCGAAAGATTGCTACGATCTGTACTCGACGAAGTGCGTCGTCGATCCGCAGACCTGTCAGGTGACTTTGGAAAATCGCCCGCTCGACGAGGCGCTGACGAAGATCATCGCCGAGCGTCCTTTGTGGGTGCCCCAAGGCCCGGACCCGAAAGTCGAAGCACAAAAGGAATTGGAGAGTGCGGCGCTTGCCGGATCGGTTAGCGCACACGGCGCTCTATTCAAGAGCATGGGCCGCGAAGGCTACGAGGCGTGGTGCAAGAAGAATTCCGCGAAGCCCGGCACGCCGGCCGCGGGCGATAAGACGAACGCCGACGACTCCGACCGAAAGAACCCGTGGTTGGCCGGCCAGTGGTCGCTTCAAGAACAGGGTCGGATCGTGAAGGCACTCGGCTTGCCGGCTGCACAGCGGCTTGCACAAGCCGCGGGCGTGCACGTTGGCGCCGTCCGTCCAGTGAAGGCAGCGTGACATGAAGAACAGAAAACCCGGAGAAGTGCGCGAGGGTCGCATTCCAATTCTAAAAGACGGCCATGTGGTCGGCAATGTCGGGCGCACCGCGACCGATGCCACGGTGCGCCGCTTCACACACCGACCGGGAAGCAAGCTCAGCCGCGTGAAGGGGCGTCCCGTTTGGATCGCACCATCGGCATCGAAGCCGACGCTCGCCGACACAAGCGCGTCGGGCACGACAGCCGGCGCACCGGCACCGGAAACGGCGAACCACAAATCAGCACGCGGAAGCGTCAAGGCGAAATGAAGGGGGATAAGCGAGCGGTGTGCAGTCTTTCGCGTTTAATCGCTGAGGCCAGTTGATCCAGCTAAGGGGACCGGCCCACTGGACTGCACACCGCCCGCCTATTTCCTACCGAACTGAAATTAAAAGGGGATGAATAATGAGCAACGATCAATTGAAGCCGGCTCGCTCACTGAGCCGATCACATGGCTTCGCGGCCGAACAGCCGCACCGACTCGACAAGCCGAACATCGCGCGTGATGCCGGCCGCGGCAAAGTAGTTTACGACGTGCCGATCCACGGCGGCATGAATACGCGGTCGAAGTCAGGCGTCGTCGCTTATGGCGGCGATCATAAATCGGCGCTCGACTCACTCAGTGGTCAAGACGTTGTTCCCGGCAAGCCTGGATCAGCGGCGACCGCACATCCGTTGACGAAGCCGCCCGTCGCGAAAGGCTACCAGCCGGCGAAGCCCGTCATTGGACAGCGTAGCCGGCACGGTGAAGTTGGCCCGATGAAGCCGGGCGAAGCTCATGCGAACCGCGGCCTTGCATACGATCCGCACGAACTTGGCGCGCGCATCTTCGACGAGGCGTGCGCGGTCGGCACCGCGGCGGACAGCGTTGCGCATCCATACAAACGGTAACGGGGAGGCGGTCATGGCAAGAGACGCAAAAGGCAGCATGGCACCGATGGCGCCACAAGCACCGACGGCATCACAAGCGAAGATGGCGCCGATGGCGAAGATGGCGGGCGAACAGCCGCGCGACAGTCGCGGCCGTTGGGCCAATGGTGGCGCCGCGGTCGGCGATCACCAAGCCGAGCAACCGGCGAACACCGCACTACGCAACGTTCCAGGACACGGCATCTTGCCGGCGAGCGCGCCGGTAGCGATGCACAACGGAACGCCATCGGTCGGTGTTTCGCCGCGACTGACCCGCAATGCGCGCGAGCGCGTCGCCATCGGTCGAGAATTGGATGCACGTCATCGCAACCGATAATCGGTTCGATCAATTGGAGGATACTCACATGGCTGTTCAAGTAGGCAACAAGCAAGGTCCGGCAAGCTCGTCTTTGCAGCCGACACCGGCACCAACGAAGGCTGTGAAGTCACCCGAGCAAACGCGCTCGACTTCATGGGGGCGCGAGTCGTATGGCGCCAACGGATACAACGGGCGCTCCGACAACGATCCGGGACAGCGCACGCGCTCCGACCTGACGGTGAACAATGACGACACCGATCCGGTGCTCGCCGCTATCCGTCGAGACGGTCACAAAATCCCGAACGATCAAACTCGTCCGATGGACACCAAGCAACACGTCCCTACGGCGTGGGGCAACCGCAATCGCAACAGTGAGAAGTAACATGGCCGAGCAACCGAACGGCATCGAGCTTTTCGACGGTCGAGGCGCGATGCTTCCGCTGTCGCAAATCGAGCCGCAGATCAAAGACGAGGCGACGCGCCAACGGTTCGAGAAAGTGCGCGCCGCTTACCTCGCATCCATGGAAGCCGACGCCGAGCTTGAGCAGTCAATCTCGACCGTCGAAACTTGCATGAGCCAATACGATGCCGCGAAGGAATATCTCGCACATCACTTCCGCCAGCCGACGCGGATGGAGGAAGTCAAACGCATGATCGCGTTTCAGGCCGCGGAGCGCGCACGGCAACGAGGCGAGTGAACCGAATTCGCGTGTCGGTTCGCGGCGCGGAATTTACACACCCTCGTCGAGCGCAAGACGCGAATAATCGGCCGGTGCGGTGTTTGCATTACCGCCGCACCGGCCAACCAATCAGATGTGGCGGCAGGTGTCCTTTCCCGTCGCCATTAGCCCGACTGACACCGACTGTGGGGTCAAGGACGGTCGGGCGCCCATCAACGAGAGAAGTCCCCATGTCTGATGACGACAAAGATTATTTGGACGAGTTTTTTGTCCGACCGCCGAAGCCGGTCAACTCCGAAACCAAACGGTTCGTTGGCATCGTGGTCGGCCGACGTGCGACTCCGCATGGCGGCATCGCTCAGAACGCCACCGAAGCCGAAGCCGCCGGCAAGATCATGGAAGAACGCGAGCGTCGCGGCGCCGATACGAGCGGCATCATGGGGCGGGACAGCCGATGGCCCATGCCGTTCTACAACATGGACGGAACGCTCGACAACGTGCCGCGCCCTCGACGCGATGGCACCTATTCACCACTCACACCGCAGGAAGAACGACACCTGATGGAAGTGTGGGGCATCACTCCCGCCGAGTACGTCGAACTTATGAAAAGAGGGCCGATCAAATGAGCAACGAAACCACGATCAAGTTCGATCCGAACAGCGTCACCGGAAACGCCGGCCGCGATATGTACCTAGTCAACGCAATCCAAACGCTGCACAACCGCGGCGACGATCCGTCAGTCCTGCCGAGCGTGCAACTCGAATTGCCAAAGGACTTCGACCTGGACGCTGACGAGCTTGCGGCCATGATCGAACATCTTGGCATCACCGCTCCGGTCGAAGCTGCGGTCGCCGACGATATTAGCCCGGCTAATAAATCAGCCGACGAGTCGGTCGAGGAAGTGCCGGTCGAAGCACCGCCCGAACTTACATCCGATCAAGCGCGTGACGCTGTGGTCGATTGGGAGAAGCGATTGGCGCACGCCCGCGGTGCGCGGATTGGCGCCGAACAGAAAGCCCGTGACATGCGCGGCAAACTCGCAAAGGCCGTGCAGGAATTCGTAACCGGCTTTTCGCAACTGACACCCGAGCAAAACGTCCGGCAGATGATCGCCAGCGAACAAGCCCGCAAGGCCGCTGGCATCCCGCTCGGCCGGCCGCAACACCGCGGCGGACCCTCAGTGGTCGATATGGCCGCTGGTAATGCGAATGGGAATAGCGCGAACCGCGCATACGCGCCGAAATTCCGTCGCGGTGCATCGACGCAAAAGGGCGCACTGAACTTCGATCCGCGGAAGGGGCCAGTCGCGAAGCTGCCGTCGCAACGGTGAAGCCATGTCAAATAAGAAGTGGTCCAAAGAGAACGGCGTTCTCGTCGTCGATAGTCTCGCCGAAAATCCGAACCTCACCCTAGCCGCGAAGCTGGTCGCGGGCGGTCAGAAGTTAATCTTCGCATGGATGAAGGCGAGTAGCATCGAAGAAGCGTCCGACCTCGCGCCAGAGAACGCCGAGCACGGCATCGAATGGCCCGAGCCGGGCGAATGGATTTTCTTCCATCGCGCCGTCATTCAATCGCAGAAGCGTTTTCTCGCGGTCGCTGCATCACAGGTCCGCTCATTGCTTGCGTCACCCGAGTCGGGCGGCGGTGGCCATGAACGGATCGTCACAGGTGCAGATGGCAAGCCGGCATTCACCGTTGACAATCTGATCGCTGCGCACGCGCTCGAATACGATGATGAAATGTGGGAACTGGTCTATGGCAAGCGCAAACGTTCGGACGTGTACGCGCGCGACGAGCACGGTGCACTGATCCCATGGAAGGTGCGCGATCCGATCCCGTCGCAAACGCTGATCCATCTGATCCGCAGTCTGTTCCCGGATATGTTCGATCCGATCCAGCGCACGCAAGCAGACGTGCATCACAGCGGCGCCGTCCTCGTTCTCGGCGATCAACCGAAGCCGGCGATCAATAAGGAAAGCACGCCGCTGCGCGACGATCTACAAGCTCGACTCGCCGAAATTCGTGCACGGAATGCGAAGCTCCCGCCAGCGGCGAAGAAGCCCGAAGGCGAAGTCGAAGTGTTCCGCGACATGCGATCACAAGATCAAGCCGACGACGTTCCAGATCGAGCACCGCGGCAACTGCCGGCACCGCAGACGATCAATGACCATCCTCGCAAGTACGAAGTCCCGAAGCCGCCGGACCCGAAGCCAATGAACTACGGGAAACCAAGCAAGGGCGGCATCAACAAGGCCGGTTATGGACATGGAGTCGTCCCCGCGGGCGGTTTCAAGACAGCGTGACGTGTTGTGAGCGCGGCAACAATCGCACTGCGCAAGCAGATCGGCGTTCACGTCAACGCGTTGTGGCGAGCGCGCTTCAAGCGCAACACGCTCAAAATGGAAAAGCAGAAGCGAAAGATCGCCGAGCTTAAACGAACGTTGGCCGAATTCGAGGAAGCGGAGTGTCGGGCCTACGAAGAAAAAACAGCCGGGAACTAGATCATGGGTCGGAACGGTGCCGGATTGAAATTCGAGGGCAAGCCTTGCCGCACGTGCGGCTCGACGTTGCGCTATGTGTCAAACACGCAATGCGTCCGGTGCTGTAACAGCCGCGACCGCCGAGCCTACATGCAGAATTATTTGAAGGGCGATCACTCGTCGCCGACGCCAACGGCTTCGGGGCGCACCCACGCTTACAAAACACAAATCCGAAGGGCGCACTACCGGACCAAAGGTGAGTCGGAATTGGGTGACAGCGTTCTTGCCGCACTGTCGCGGGATGCGGCCGACGCCGTGCAGCGTCAAAGCCAAATGTATCTCGGCTTACCGAAACGCATGGAGGCCGAAGCCGCCGCGAAGCCGATGACCGCGGGCGATGTGTGGCGGGCGATGCTTCCTGTCGGTGTCCCGCAGAAGGTCGCCATCGTCGAGCCGTATGAGAAAACAAAATCAGAGCGCATGAAGGATTATAAGGCGCTCGCCGCGGCCGTCGCTGCGCTGTTGCCGAAGATGCCCGACGTGATCCTCGTCAACGACATTTTGCCGTTGCTCGATCCGACCCTCGTCGAAACGATGGGCGCACGAATGAACGTCAATCTGGCGCGAGCACTCGTTGCCGCGGGCGCTCGACGGCAGAAGATGACTGGCGTTGGCGCCAAGAGTTGTTACTTCGTTCGCCGCGGCATCAGCTATTCCCATATGTCGGCGCGGGCAATCATGGAGCACTACGCGGACATGACCCACACCAAGGTCGGCGATCCGGCGCCGACCGGAGAAGCGCGATCCGCCGGCCGGCGCAAGAAGGGCACGCCGAAAGCGACCGCGACCGAATTGGCGCGGCGGAAGCGCGACCGATCCCGAGCCGCCCGCGTCGCCCGAGCCGCCGCCAAGGCCGTTAACGCTGCCCCGGCCGACATGGTTAACGAGTCCCTGGCCCCGGACGCGGGTGTTATGGCCGCCGAGCGGGACGCGCACCACGGGGCTTCTCTGGCCGATTGTGAGGGTGTCCTAGCTGAAATCGAAAAAGGTTAATTGGTTAAAGGGGTTAGTCGGGGGTCCAACCCCCCTTTTGCCAAAAAAGGCTTCTCGGAGGCGCCGAAATGTGCAATGCAATAGGTGCCCCGATAAGAGGGCGGCACGCCAAGCCCGGACTAAACCGGCACGGCCGCGTCGGACAGCACTCCCCGCGACCATCACGAAATCGGAACCACCGGCACTTCGCCGGCCGCGAGGCTATTGCTGTGAACAGTGCGCGCGTTCTCGATCTGCCCGAATTCGATTTGCCGGCGCCGAAGCCGGCGAAGTCGAAGAAGTCGAAGCCGCGCGGATCGGTAAGGGCGGCAAGTCGAGGAAGATGCCGGTGAAGCCGACGCGAGCGAAGGCGACTGTGAATTCTGATCGCGCCCTTCGCGACTTCATGGCCGTTTGCGAGGCGAACCTACCGGAGATGAATTTGGATGGCCTCGAAGCGGCCCGCAAAAACCTTTTGGGCGATCTACAAGAAGTGCAGGAGGGCGTTCCGGTGAGCGCGACCCGCGAGGAACTTGAAGTCCGATATTTGCGCGCGTTGATGATCCGCGACGCCGCGGTGTGGGCCGACGTGATGGACGCGCGCGACACCATCACGAGTCGCGGCGAAGTCGAGCGCGAGCGCGCCGAGCGGCGCCACATAACGCCGGTCGAGTCCCCAAACATTTTTGAAGATGCAGTATCACTAGGGAGTCTCACATGAGCAAGCCAACGTCACTAGCCGTCCGTCGCCAACGCTACGCTGCGCAACGAATGCCAGTTCTCATTAAAGAGAACCGCGAACTGCGAAAAGAAGTAGAGCGCGTGCGCGCAGAAGTGTACGTCCGCGCCTCGTCCGAAACGCTGGTCGCTGTGTACGACTCGATCCGCGATCTTGGTGGCTTGGCCGGCGCTCAGTGGCTCAGTCAACGATTGATGGCCGCACGCGAGAAGCGCAAACCGACTCGACTCGATCCGCAGATCGAACGCCTCGTCATCCATGAGATTGCCGAGCATCTGAAAAAGTGCGGACAGCGATCCTACTTGCGCGAGCTTCAAAGATCACATGGCGCTCGACTCGGAGTAGTGCTGTGAACCTCGAAGCCTCAAAGCGCCTCTTAGATCAAGTCAACCACTGCCCCGAAATCCGCGACATTGTGCAAGAGCTTCGGCACTTCGCTGAAATCGAGTCCCTACGCGACAAGATCGCGCCACCCGTCGCCATCTTCTATGGCGTTCTCACTGACGCGGCGGCGACCGACCTGTGGCAGACTGACAAGCGCAAGGCAATCGACGCGGTGTGGCGGAAGGCGTTTGGTTATTCGATTGATCTAAGAGGCGACGCATGAGCCGCTTAATCCTCGACCACGAACTGTTAGGACTCGGCATCGCTCAGCCGGTGCTCGGCGACGACGGCGAGCCTGTGCAGTCGTCTTACGGTGGATTTGGGAAGTGGGGACGAACCGGCACGCCGCACAGCGGGTGGGAACACGCGAAGGACAAGTACGGCAATCCCGTGATCTTCAACTATGAGGATGATACTGTCTCGCTGTACTTCAAAGACGGACGAGACGACGTACCGATTTGCGAAATGTGCGAGAAGGCCCCGCTTCTTTTCGTGCATACGCTAGTGCATCCCGACTACCACAAGCCGCTCTATTGCGGCGCTCGCTGTGCCGGCCACATGATCGGCAATCCAGCCTTGGCCGCCGAATTGGAAAAGGCAGCGAAGTGGATACGCAAGGCGCGCATGAACTGCCGCGCCGAGTGGCGCTTGCACCCTAACGGCAACATGGTCGCGAACGTGTGGGGATTTGTTATGGCTGTGAAGCTGGTCGGTCGCGGCTATGTCGGATGGTTCAAACACAAGCCGAGCGGCTACAGCCGGCAATCGAAAGCGACATATGCGACTCTCGACGAGGCCAAGCGTGTGACCGTCAACGCCATGCTCAAAGCTCGATACAACAAACCCTGGAAGCCCAAGGTCACCTGAAATGCGAAACGCCGACCGCAGCGAACGGCCGGCGCTTCATTGAACTATGCCCGGTAGGAGGGCAGTGCCATGACAGATAGCAAAAACTTCGACAGGTCGCAAGCGGCCGACTTCCTGAGCTTCCTCGATCCCGATGCCGTGATCTTTGGCGAGCCGTTCGCGTTCCAGACATATGACGACAACAAGACCCGCAAAGGTCCCGGCCGCACGCTGATCGGCACCCTCGACGCTCACATTGCTACGCTCGCCGATGCCAACCGCAACGGCTATGCAGTGCATGTCACCATCAACGACACCGCCGGCCAACCTCGTCGAGCCACTAACGTCGTCAAGGTGCGGAAGCACTTTGTCGAGATTGACGGCACGATGCGCCGCGACCGGATATTGAAGCTCGCCGAGGCAACCGGCATCAAGGCTGCATGGATCAATGAGTCATCCCCCGGCAAGTACCATGTCTATTTCAACGTCGCCGACGATGTGCGCGACGATCTTGCCGGCTTCACGCTGCGCCAGAAGAAGCTCGCCAAGGTATTCGATGGCGGCAGGGAAAGCGTTGATCTGCCGCGCGTGCTTAGACTGCCGGGCTTCCTTCATCAAAAGGGCAAGCCGTTCCAGGTCCGCGCCGTCTATAAGGACGCGAGCGCGCCCGCGTACACCGCCGCCGACTTCGACCGCGCATTGGCCGGCATCGAGATTGACGAAACACCGGCACCGACTGAGCGCGGAGTCGAGCGCGAAGAAGATCAAGCGGCCATTGATCGCGTGATCGAGCACTTCAAGACATTCCCGGAAGCGGTATCTGATACGCCTAACGGTCCCATGGGCAAGAAGGGCAACAATCAAACATTCGATGCGATGGTCTTTGCGAAGGACTTTGGCGTCGGTGAAGTCACATGCCTTGACCTTGCATGGGTGCACTACAATCCCCGATGCAATCCGCCGTGGGACTTCGATGCGCTCAAGACGATAGTGAGCAACGCCTATAAGTACGGACGCAACGCTCAAGGATCGAAGCACCCGGACGTTGAAGCGGCCAAGTCGTTTGCATCTGATCCGTTCACCGACGCCGACGAACTTGCGTTCGCGCGCCGCATCATGGCCGAAGCCGCCGCGCCGAAGCCGCGGCCGGCGGACGAACCGGGCATCGGACACAACAGCCGAAATGGAATTGTGTTCATCGACGCCGACAAGGTGACACTGCACAACGTCGATTATGTTTGGAAGGGACGACTCGCACGCGGCAAGCATTCGCTGATCGCTGGCGAGGCCGGTGAAGGCAAGTCGCAAATCTCATGCGATATTGTTGCGCGCGTCACGACTGGCGCCGCGTGGCCCGACAAGGAAGCGGGCAAAGCGCCGAAGGGCATCTGCATCATGCTCACCGCAGAAGATGATCCCGAGGACACACTGGTCCCGCGGTTGATCGCGGCGGGCGCTGATCTAAACAACGTCAAAATCTTGAAGATGGTCAAAGACGACAAAGGCGGGACTCGAAAATTCAGTTTAGAGACGGACATGGCGAAGCTCATGGCCGCGTGCAAGTCGCTCGGCAACGTCGTGCTGATCGTGATCGACCCGGTGTCGTCTTACATGGGCGGCACGATCCAGGGCGGCGCCAACGTCCAGGTGCGCCACGTGCTCGACCCGCTCAGTGATCTTGCCGCTGAGCTTCGCTGCGCAATCTTGTCGATCACCCACTTCCGCAAAGGCGCGGAAGGACCCAAGGCTGTGCATCGCATCATGGATAGCATCGCCTTCGGTGCCGCGCCGCGTGCGACGTTCGGCATCTATGCAAATCCAATTGACGTTGGCGACGGCTTCACCGATCCGCGCGTCATGCTGTTGTTCAAGACGAACCTGCCCGACAAGGCGAAGGGCTTGAAGTATCACATCGTCGAGACGACCGGCGGCATCGACAGCCGCACCAAGAAGCCGATCAAGGCATTGCGCATCCAATGGGACGGCGAGACGGACATGACTGCCGACTCGGTGCAGCGCATGGAGAACGAGAAAGGATCACCGCGACTCGACGAGGCCGTGATGTTTGCACAAAGCACGCTGGCCGATGAAGCGCGGCCAGTGACCGAAGTGCGAGCGGAAGCGGAGAAGGTCGGCATCAAGCAGGACACATTCAATCGAGCACTGCGCAAGCTCGGCATCAAGGCGCGGATCAAGGAAGGTTCGTCCGGCGGTCCAGGTCAGCCGGGCGTGTGGGAATATCCGAGCATCGGTGAGGCCGACAATGGCGAAGGCTGAGCGGTCTTTTTCAGATGATGTGCAAGCGGTCGCCGAACCGTGGGAGCGGCGCGGATGGTTGTTCACATGGCGCGACGAGGCCGCCCGCGAAATGTGGGAACTGACGCCGCTGGGGCATCGGATGCTGCGCACTGAGAAAGCGCCGACGATCAACTGACGAGGTTGACCTGTGAGCGACGACGGCTACGAGATTTTGAGGCGTGCAGCCGCGGCGGCATCGGATCGAGTCGCCGACGACATTGTAGCGGCACGCGGCGCCGACGAACTACAGCGCGCCCATGGCGTCGCGAGCGTGGCGCGGGGATTGCAGCGGGCCATTGATAGCGCGGTCGCCGAGCTTCATGCCGCCGGCTTTTCAGGCGTCGAAGCCGAGGCCGTTGTCGTGATCCTGGCGCGGCGACTGTACCCGTCCGACTATCTGTGAGCCGGCCGGATCGGTGCACCGAGGCGTTTGGCCGCGCCGACAGACCCGCTCTCATGCCCGTCATCAATACGAGGGATTTTTGCTCGCTCGTCTTGGGTATCAGGTAGTGCAAGAAGTCCTTATAAACACTCGTATTGATGATAAGGGTGAGAACGGGAAACGACCCTTCCTGTGGCCCGAAATCGACTGTTAGGCTGATCCCCAAGACGAGGGCGAAATCGAACTGACCGAACGCCGGATCGGAGCTTCGCCGACCGCCTCGACGCCAAATCGGTCCGTGTTAACCATACGCTCTCATTTAATGGTTTTGGACCCTTGACAGCGCAGCGCCGGACAAGCGGGCATTAATCTTAATTTTTCATCCTACCTGATCGTCAACGTGATCGCCGAAACGCAGTGTAATATCGACGAGCGCGCGCACCCGCTACCGGCTGTAGGTCGAGGCGACGCTCCGATAACGGGATTTATGGAATGTCTCGCACTGCCACATCGAATTTGCGAGCATCGTCAGCGTGATCGTTGGTTAAGCGAAATTCACCATGCGACTGGCTATCTAGTATGGAATTTTGTTCTTTCATCGAGCGCGTCAACGATTTGGTATCGTTCCTTTTTAAGATTAATGCGCCCTTGCTGCCACCGCGGGCGAGGCTCTTGAGCAACCGTTTACCTTAATCGTTCACCGAGCTTGGGGGTCTGTTAACCATGGTGGGCAGCGTCCAAATCCTTGATGTGCCCCTAGCTCGCCGCGCTCTTATGGATCGCTTCGACTTTTAGATTAAAAAGAAAAAAGTTTTGACGAGTCGAAGCTGAGCAAATACAAAGAGGGCGCACCACCTGGACAGTGAGCGCGCCCTCTAAAGTCTCTGCCCGAACATGCCGGCCGCCGAAGCGCCGGACACGATGACCGCCGGGGAGTGGCGCAAGCTGTAGCGCACAACCTCCTAACAAATTATACTCGGCTCACTATGCCGAAGATCATCACTCGCAAAGCCGCGGAGGGCATCCGCCAATGAGACGATTGGTGATCGGCGCCGTGATCGTGCTTGGCGTCGCCACGGCGCACGCCGCTACGGGCGAGTGGGACGGTCCGTGGCATGATAAAGACTATGTTGCTGTCGGCTTCAGCCACGATGACGGCGGCGCGTTGGTCGTGGTTTGCGATACCAAGGCCAAGCTAATGTCTATCGGCATAACAGAGCCGCGCGCGAGTTGGACGGTGGGAACGCCAATGGAAGTCACCACGAAAGCAGACACCGGACTAACGAATGGTCCTTCGCATGGTGTCGTCACTGCGCCGACGCGAGTAATCGTAAAAGATGACTCGACTTGGGATATAAACACCATGGGCGATGCGAAAGTGTTCTTCGCCATCGGCGTCGGCGGCTATGCGCGCATTTATCCGACCGCAAATTTCAGGAAGTTCGTTGATCCGGTGCTGGCCGCGTGCGGCGACCACTTTTGAGCATGATCCCCAAATAACGGCGCGACGCAAGACGCGGCTAATTGCGGTCGCGCAAAGCCCTTGATCGACTCCTAACGCGGCGGCTTCTCGCTATTGGTTGCACCGATTTCAGGTGTTCGCTAAGATCGCGCCTCCAACAAGGAGCGCGGCGGCATGAAAAAGCTCAAGAGCAAGAAGCAAGGTGCGGGTCTTGAGATAAATGCGGGTATTGAGATAAAAACGTTCAAGGGCGTTTCGTCGGGCAAAACCTATGTTGTCTATCGCACACCCGCGCGGAGCAGCAATCGCCATCGCTACCACGTCTTTTCTGAAGTGGAGGCCAAAGCAGCGGGGGAAGATTGCGGCGGGAACGGCAAGACGACGCACCACGTTTGGAGATCAATTTGGGACCAAAAGTAAGCTTGCTTGTAGCTTTGACGCTTGGCGCTCAAATTTGTCAGGTCGGTGCGCAGCAATCCGATGCTCCATTTCGCGCAGGGATGCCCCGCCGCGTGCAATGCGTCGATATTCTTGAACTTGAGAGATTGAGGATTGATCCGAAAAATGGAAACGTCACCTTCTACCCGCAGGACTCAGAACTGTATATTGACTACACCGCTGACATTTGGTGGTTGCAAGGTTTCCTTGCAGGACGGCAAGCAGATAACCCATATTACCCACCCCAACTAGCGACTTGGCTTTTCAGCTATTGCCGAGCAAATCCGACAAAGACTTTATATGACGCCGCGCTCGGATTGTCGGGTTCGCTAAATCAGCATTGAGCTTGATTGAGCAGTTCCACAATGCGCTTACTGATCTTCGCTTGGGCGGCTCGCAATCCTGGACCGCCCTCCAACACAGCGCGCGTGACGTAGCGTTGATTGATGCCGACCAGCGAGTGACCAAGCAAAAGCCGGCTTTGCAGTTCATCTATGCCAAGGTCAGCGGCCACGCTCCGGTACGTGTGACGAAGTGTATGGCCTTTGAAATCGAGCGCGTCATTCCAGTTTTTGACGTTGGGAAAGATCACGCCATCGTCGCGAGCGCGAGCACCATCGACCGCAGCAAGGCGCACGCCGCTACGTCGAGCGCGTTTCAGTTCGCGCCAAATCGCGCTCGACATTGGCACGACAATATCGGCACCGGCCTTTGCGTTGCGGATCGTGATCGTGCGGGCGCGCACATCCACGTCGGACCACTTCAACCTTGACGCCTCACCGCTGCGCATCCCTGTTAGGAGGACGAGCTTATAGAAAGCGGCGCGGATCGGCGGCAGCGACTCGACGGCGCGCGACCATGCCGCGAACTTAGCGAAGGGCATGGCCGACTGCGCAGGTTCTTCATCGTTCAAGCGCACGGCGCTGATCGGATTGAACGGCGGCAATGATCGGTCGAGCTTGGCGGCGAAGCGATAGGCGGCAGACAACAGCGTGGCGCATCGGTTCGCCGACACGCGCGATTTGATCTTGCGATGCCAATCGCGGACAGCCACGGGCGCCGCGGCAAGCTCAGCAAGCGTCCATGGACCGAGCACGGGCAACAGATGGATGCGCGTCAACGATCCGGCGAGTCGCGCCCATGTAGCCGGCTTGCCACGCTTCGCGGCTTGCGCCTTTAGGTGCTCGATATATTCCGCCATCGCCACGTCGAGCGTCATGGCGGCTTTCTTACCGGGCTTGATATGGCCGGCGGCAATGCGGCCGGCGATGACCAGCGCAGCCTTGCGCGCATCGGCGACATTCATTGCCGGCCAAAAGCCGATCCGCTCGAATGACACGGTGCGCAGCGGCTTCTTACCGGGGCGCGAGCGCGAGTGTTCCTGTAGGAATTGGAACGTCACCCGGCGCTTGCCGATCCGAACTTGCAAGCCCCTGACTTCACTGTCCCACACGATGCCGCGTGGCTCGCCTTCCGCGTGATCGAACACCGTTTCAATATAGCCATCGGTAAGCCGCTCATAGACACGCTTGCGTGGTCGCTCGCCTTTCGGCATCGCGGCGACGCGGTGCATGTCCGCGGGTGTCGTCTTAAAGCCTCTGCCCTTGGCCTTGCGGACCATCGGAAATTTACTCGTCAACTACTCGTCCAGATCGGCTTTCGGATGTGCCGATGGTGCAAGGCTAATCCAGCAAAATCAAGGTTTTCTTAACCATCGCCCACAACAAAAGGCCGCTCAATTTGGTAACAAAGCATCTTCTGACGAGTCGTAAGTCGTTGATCCATTGACATTCGCGAAGTGAATTGCACGTTATCTATACGCGCAAAATGCGCGCCGTAGGGCACTTAGAGCGCATACATTGTGCGCAGCCGGACGAGGCGCCAACCCCGTCCGGCCACTTGGATCGCTGCCGTCCAAGGGTGCAGTGAGCAACACCTTTCCAGCACCGATCCCGGCATCATCCTAGTGGCCCGCCAAGGCCACGCAACAGTGAGCAACCGTCGTGTGGAAGGTACAGTACCGCGCCGACGTGCGGCAGGCGAAAGCCGTCACGCATCTGCGCAATCCCTCTAACGTCTGGATCACGGTGTCGCCGAAGCCGGTGCGCCGTGTCATCGCCGAGCGCATCCTTCTCTCGTTCAAGGTGGCGCAGCCGGACGCCCTCGTTCGCTTGGTGCCGGTATCATGAGCACCCGCACCAAGTTTCAACGCAGACACTACACGGCTATCGCGAAGGTCATCGCCCGCGCGCGTGCGCGTGCACGCTACAATGACTGCCCCGTCGAAGCCGTCGCCGACTTGGAACAGGAATTCGTTGACCTGTTCCGCGCCGACAATCCCCGCTTTTCCCCGTCGAGGTTCATCGCCGCGGCCAACAAGAGCGAGGGCGCGCAATGACCGGGATGTTCTTCTTGATCTTGCTACTTGCTTGCGCGCGTCTATTCGAGCGGGCCATCAATCGTTCGATCATCCCCTTCGATCCGCACAACCGCATCACGGATTGGCGGCTACCACTTGATCGTAGCCGTGATCGACAGCCGCGCGATGTGGTCGGCAAAGACGTGACCGACTACGACGCTATCGCCGATGCACAGTTGAAACGACTACGCGACCACCGCAGGAAGCTCATTCTTGATAATGGTCAAAGGCGAAGGGCGGCCGACCATGGCCGATAAGCGTTCGATGACCTACGAGGAACTGATAGCGGCGATGCGCGACACGGTGCTGGACCCGGCAACGCTTGACGATGACACCATCGTCCGTGCGCAGCACCTAGCACGCTTCTTTGTCGCCCTCTCGAAAGCCGCGCCACACTCCGGGATGAAAGTCGGCGACGTGCTCACCGCCGACGAGGTAGCGAAGATATGGCTCGACACCGCCGATCCGAACTATGACCCCGGCCCGTGCCCGGTGCTGCAATGAGGTACATCGGCAAAGCGATGAAGGATCATCCCGTCATTACGACGGCGGCGGGAGCAACAATCGGCTACGGCGCCGCGTCGGGCAATCCATGGATGATGTTACTCGCGCTCGGCTCATGGGGAGCGTATCTGAGCGCGAAGCGGATGGCCGCGGCGAAGGAAGCCGCGCGGGCGGCTGCAATCGAAACGGCGCGCACCGATCCGGCTTGCGCCGATCCCACATCACCGAACTGCATCGCCCGCGCGAAAGCGTCGGCGATTGCCGCCGGTCAACGAGTCATGGCCGGCGAAGGTGAGCTTGGTTTGCC